ATCTATTGGTTTGAATGCCAGCATTGTAGGTGCCTTCAATTCCAGAAGATGTTGTAGACAATCCAGAAATTGAAATAGTATCAAGATTTTCAAGATTATGAGGATTATCTGCAAAGATCAAATATTCTCCTTTAGATTCTCCTGGATAAAACTCAACATTTTCTAGAATACTAGATGCAACACTAATATTAGATACAGGTCTTCCCTTTAATCGACTAATTTTTGCAGATAAATTACTTCCAGAAGTTTCATTGTTATTAAATACTAATTCTTCACCAATTCTATACTGGTTACCACCTGTTACAATTCCAACTTTAGAAATTTTACCAGGAGTTGTTGATACAATGTCTGCAGTCTGATTTAATTTATTTGGGATATAGATATACGGATATTCAGAGTCACCTTCTATTAAATTAAGTGGAAGTGTATTTCTTCTCCATCCATTTGATACAAGATCATAATTATCTTGATTTGATTCTAATTTAAAATTAAATTTATCTGGAATAGAGTGATAATTTTCTCCTATAACATAAGGAAATACTGGTTCTCTATATTTGTCAAATACACCAGAAGTTGCAGAAAATTTATCGTTAACTGTTAAAAAATATGCATAAGTTCCATTTGGATAATCTGGAGTTATACAAAATCTACCATTATTTTTATCAAGAACGGTTTCATCTACAACATCATAATGAGTATAATCTTCAATGAAAAATCCTTCTGGAAAAATAGAAGTTGGAGGTCTATTTTCACTTATATTCAATTCATATCCAGACTTCATTTGAGATACTAATCCACCAGTCCTCTTATTATATCCATATGGACCGTAAATTGGATTTCCATCATAAGCAAACCCAAGGATAGGTGAATGTTTGGATGATTCTTGCTCAACACCATTAACCTTTCTTAGATCACTTTCTCCATACAATACGTTTCCATCTTGGTCTACGGAATTGGTAGATTCTCTAAGTTTTCTTGGGGCATATGCATGAGAATATTGCAATTCAGTTTGTCCATCGACAAGTAAACCATCATCAGCAGTGAAATTCGAATAATATTTTTGGTATAAATTGACTCTCCACGATTTAATATTTGCTTTAAATTTGGGAAGAGTTTGTGTTGACCCTGAAGGAATAACACTCAATAATGTAGTATCTTGAGAATATCCAGATCCAGATTCAATTATATTGACGGAAGTTAATAATCCATTTTCGATGATAGGAGTTAAAACGGCACCAATACCATCACCAATAATATTAATGTCTGGATTTGAAAAATATCTGCTTCCAGAATTCAAAACAATAACTTGAACTATTCTTCCGTTATTGACTATTGGTTTGAGTTGAGCATTGTTTCCAGAATCTAATGTTATTTGTGGTTGATAATCTAAATTAATAATCTCAGATGATCCATATCCAACACCAGAATTTTCAAGATGAATTGAAGTTATTTCACCCCTAACAATCGGTTGTAGAGAGGCTTCAAAAGTCTCAGACCCAATTGAAGATATTCCAATTTTTCCAGTAAGACTTACTGAAATATCAGGGTAATTAAAAACATGAGTTCCAACTCCAACAGACTTAATATCTACGTATTGTCTTGTTCTATAATAAAACTCAATGTCGGGTGCAGATCCCACTTGAGACAACTTGAAAGAATTTGCATCAATATTTGTTACATAGTATTCAGTATCTGCAGAAAGTCCAAAAGCAACGGAACCGGTAGATGTATAATTTACTTTTTCTCCAGAACTGTAATCATGATTTGCAATTAAAATAGAATTTGTACTTGTACTAACACCAAGTGAGGATGCTGGAGCAGTTCTTTTTTTATTTTCATATTCAGATCCACCATTGACAATATTAACTGAATCAATTACTAATTTCTTAGAAACAGATTGAAGAGAGTGCTTACCAATACCGTAAGATGTTAAAAATACAGTATTAATTCCAGAAATAGAATCTGCTTGAGTTTTATGCAACCTAACAGTAGTATTATCAATTTTTGAAACAAAATACAATGAATTAGTTACAATTCCAAGTATACCATCTTGATCTGAAGTTTTATATATTATTTGTTCAGCATTTCTAAATTTATGATATGTTGAAAATCCAATTCTGGATTGAGTTGCTCCAGTGCCAACAATAACTTGATTTGACGCAGAATCTGCAAAAAATTCTACATTGTGATTTATAGATTTCATATTAACTTGGCCCAGAGCACCTGATCCATTTCCACCGGAAATTTTTAGGATAGGAGTTTCTGCATAATCGAATCCAGAATTTACAACTCTAATTTCATTAAAAGATCCAGAAACAGCTGCATATCCGGTTGCACCAGATCCAACAGAATCTTTTATAATTAAATTTGGAACATTTATTACGTCAATATTTGTACCAGGAGAAATAATTTCAACATTTTCAATTTTACCATATTTGATTGTATCTTTAGACTTGTAATTTAATAATTCAACACCATTAACAAACATCCCAGTAAACCCTGGTTTAGTCTGATTAATAGATCCATCATTTATTGGTTCTGAAAACTTTCTTAGTAGTTTTTGTGATTTTAAAGTTTTATTATTAAATACGTATGGTTCTATTTTACTATCAGATACAGTAGTTGTACTTAACAGTGTCACAAAATTTAAATTTAAGATATCATTTTTACTTTTTGCAAACTGTACCGTAGATCCATTAATTCTTTTAATAAAATATAATCCATCATTAAATAAACCTGTTCCCCTAACAACTCTAGTTGCAGAACTACCAGAATCATCAAAATAATTTTCTTTAACTAATCCTGCAGAATAATAGACAGAATCTCCTGTATATAACCCATGTTCTCCACTAGAAGAAACTTCAAATTTATTGCCACTAAATGTTCCAGAAAAAATAATTTCTCTTCTAGAAGTATCTAATGGTAATGAATAATAATTTGGAATAGATGGTGATGCAACAAGATATTCATTTCCATTTTTATAAACATTATCTACGTCAGTAGAAATTAATTCTATATTCGAAAATATATTTGAAGATCCTTTTAAAATTTTTCTTTGAATCTTGTAAGTTAAATTTAGATCTAATAATCCTTGACCTTTAACAAGAAAAGATTTGTCAGTTAAAATCTCAATAATTATTGTGTCTTTCTCAGTCCCATCACTTAAAATGAATCTAACACTATCACCTTTTCTAACATAAGGAGATAAATTTAAAGTAACTTTATATGTATTGTCTGATGCATCTTTCAGTTCTATTTTATTTACTTTATAAATTGGTGCTACATTATAAAACCAATTATTAGTTTTTTTATTATTTTCAGAAACTCCAAGAGTTGTTATATTAACTTTTCCACCTTTTAATAAATCACTTGTGTTTGACGGTATTTCAATTGATTCTAAAACAGAATTTACTCTAACCCTAATAATTTCATCTTGATTTAGATTAGATCTTCCATATGAAAATGTATTGATGCCAATAGTAGATGCATCAAGTATAGTATTTGTTAAATTACTAACACCAAAAAACTGAGTTAAAGATTTTGATGTATAAGATACAACACCAGTTGTAGTATCACTATATGTTACATGCAATTCTCCCGTCGTTCCAAAACCAACAGTTGAGTCTACATCAAAAACTGTTGAATCAGAAGAAACTTGACCTATCAGTCTAGTAGAAGGTTCTACGGTAAACTTACCATATGCTGCTCCATCTACATTAATATCTCTGTTATATCCACCATCAAAACTAATTTTATAAAATGTCTGACCATATCCTACAGATATTTTTTCAATGTCTGTAATTGGAGCATATGCTTTGTTTGAATCAACTCCAAATCCGTATTCATTTTGATATAATGTGGCGTTATTTAAGTTTACCGGATCTCCTTCAATTGCTTCTACTACTAAATCATTAGTAATTTTGTATTGTGCATTTGAAGGTGAGATTAAAAAATCTCTAGGTTTGATAATTTTTACATCTTCATTATATAAAACTTTAAATAAAATTTTAAATGATGCATCTGTTCCTTTACTTAGATAAAAATCTTTTGCTTGCTTTATAAAAAGATTTTGATTTAATTCTGGTGTTAAAGTTCTATTTTCAAATCCAGGTAAAAATTGATTTTTTGTTTTTGATAAAAATTCTTTTAAAAATAAACAACTTAAATTTTTAATTATTGAGTTGTCTTTATGATCATCTGACTCAGTTTCTTTAAATACAACTTCTTCTTTATTCAATTCACTTCTATATGAAGTGATTCCAACAAATCCTCTAATGCATCCAGTAAAAGAAAAAGTAGTTTTTCCAGTATATGTAATTATTTCATCATCTATTTGTAGAAGTCCATAAGACTCTGGAAATCCATTTGTTCCACTTGGAGATTGTCCAGGATCAACATTGATAGTCTCTGCATCAAATTCAATATTTCCATTTAATACTACAGATTCTGATAAATTTGTAGTTTCATCTAATTTAATATATTGGTCAATATTTTGAATAAGATCAACTGGACCACCCTGATATTCCTGCCCAAGATAATATTGTTTTAAAAACTCAGAAATGAGTGGAAAGTCTTCCTTCACATATGAAGGAAGTTGATTTGATACAATAGTATTAAACTGGACTCTAGTTTCTGACATTTTATGATTTTATCTTCTTAGTATGAAATTGAACCTGATGAATTTGATGAACCAGCAGTTGATGTAGTTGATTGCTGCGTGGTTGTTGTGGGTGTGGATGTGGAAGAACCTCCTGTTGGAGTCCCAGACACAGTATTTGAATCTGGACCTCCTGAACGAACTAAATTACCATTTGAATAACTGGAAGACACAATATAACTTGATGCAGATGGATCTAGTCCAGATGCTATATCATCAACAATCATTTCAAAATTGCTGCTACTTATATCTAGTTGCAAATAAAGATCCTGCAATCCAACAACATCATTTGAAGTTGGAGTTACCGCAATTTCAATGATAGGTTGTCCATCCTTTAATTTTGCATCTAAGACATTGACAGGATTTAATGTTATAATTCCACTTACATAATTAATAGTTCCAACATTTCTTCTAACAACTGTGGGTGATCGCGATCCAATAGATGGTAATGTAAAAAAGAAAAGAGAACCTGTTATTCTATTTGTATTTGGAATATCTGATAAGTATACATTCTCCTGAATTCCAGCAATTCTAAATGCACTTGTTTTGATATTATATCCACTCATATTTTTAATATAAAAAGAATTTCCAAATCCAATTTGATATTCTGCGAATGAATTTAAGACAACTCTTAAATCTCTCCTCATTGTAACAGTTGTAATGTTTGAAGTTACAGATTCATGACTATCATCAACCATTTTTAAAAATTTACTATATTTGAATCTTGCACCATACCTATTTAATTCAGTAGACTCAGAGTATTTTGTTGTATTGTTTTGAACAACTGTTGAAACATATGTTGCTGATGGAGCTAGATTTGAATTGTAATAAATTTTTGAATTAACTTCTAGATACAAATATTTGAGATCTAAAATTTCTGGAACAATTCCTGCAACTGCATACTTCTTTAATTTATTTTTTATATTTTCCTTTATAAGATTTGGTATAAAGTCACCAAATCTTGGTTTAATGCTAATGAAAACTTTACCATATTGTGGTGGAATTAACTCTTCACCACCAAAAACAGAAATTGATTCCGTTTCAGGATAAATTTTAGCAGGAATTAAAGTTTCATAATCATTTGATGTTAATGCTCTATTTTGAGAAGCATAAATTCTTGGTGCAAATTTCTTAATTGATTCTACACCTTCAATAGATTCTCCACCAGATGAAGATAACCCAGTAGATAATTGAGAAATTCCATTTGTTACGGTATATTCTTGAGAATTTCTTACATAAGACAATCTACCAGCAAAAACAAAAGAATTTACTCCATTTGCAGAGTCTCCATTAGATGTAATATAATCTACGGTAATAAAATTGTTGTCATTAAGTTTTTTTCCAAAAATATCATCACCAAAAATAATTTGATATCTTTCATCATCAACTTCTTGTAGATAATATACTTTTGAATCAGAATTGATATCAAAAAGACTATCCTGACGACTATACTTTACATTTCTAGTTGATTGTTGGTTTGGTTTTACTGAAACAGTAATTAAGTCAGTATCAACCCCAATATTGGGAAGAATAAATTTTTGATTAGAATTTCTTGCACTATATGTAAAATTTGATGTTAACAAATTGCCTTCATAAATTGATATATTGGAAAAGTTTGCTTCTCCATTAACTACAGGAACTGTTATATCATTTAAAATGGAATATACGAATGATTGATTACCAAAACTTCCCGAAGAAGTTGCTACAGGACCCTTCTTAAGAGTTATAGTTGATGGTGTAGGTGTTATATTTGATGTATCAAGAAAGAAAGAGATATTTGCAGCTGCGGCCTTTCTTGATCTGGGAAGATATCCAATATTTCTTGCAAGTGAAACAACATTCTCTCTTAATGTTGCACTATCAATAAACACTTCATTTGCGACCATATTCGCATTGTATGAAGTGATGTATGTATTATATGCCAAAACATCAAGAATGGTTGAAAGGTTGGACCCTTCAAAATCATAGTCGGTGAAATTAGAGTTCTCTTTTAGATATTCCCTAAGTGTTGATTTAACCTGATCAAAGTCTAGGTTTGTGTAGTTAGCTAATGGCATTTTTATCTAGTTTGTTGCAAGACAAATTGTAAATCTTGTGGGGGAACATCTGCTCCAATTATGTTATAGACAATTCTCACATTAAATTCATTATTATTAAAATTAGGTTCTGCTTTTACATCTAACAAATCAACCCTTGGTTCAAAATTTGTAATAGACTGTCTAATTTCATCTATAATCAATGATCCAGAAATATCATCAACATTTTCAAATAAAGAGTCACTAATTCTAGATCCAAAATTTTCATTAAAAAATTTCTCACCAGGAACTGTAAATACAATATTTCTTAATGAACGAGCAATTGCTTGCTCATTTTTAAGAGCGATAAGATCATCAGTCAGAGGATGTCTCTGAAAAGTCATACTGATGTCTTTAAATCCTTGACTTATCCTCTCTAAAGGCACAAAAATATTGCGATTATATCTTATTTATTAAGGTAATTTAGCAATTTTATTCATAAAGTGGTTCTGGATTACTTTCTGCTTCAAATAACTCAGTTTCCTCTAAAGTATCTCTCTTTTTAGGTGTTAAATCGTCATTTGAAATCTCACGAAGCATCTTTTGATGCTGATTATTTGCTAAATTGTCTAAAAAGTCTGTCATTTTTAAAAATTAGGGGTTTCTTTTTCTGTATCACTATTTAATTCACTAGATTCTCGCTCTTTTGCTGTTTTCCAAAAGTATTCGTCCTCACGTCCCATTCCAAGACGATCAAAACCATTTTCAACCTGATAATATTGTGTTGATACCTTAAAATCAGGCATCTTAGGTTCAACAGGTGTTAAACTATTGTCAAAAATACGCATCCTATTGTTTGGATACAGTGCATATTGTCCATTATTCAGTTCAATTAGATTATGTGACTTATGTTCAGCAGGATTTTCACTTGTTGCATAATCTACTACTTCAGGATCTTGATGATAGTTATCTAAAGTGCAAATATACGTACCTTTCTGTATACCAAAGTCACGAGTATACAATTCATAGTCCATACTACCAATAAATTGCTTCGTAACCGATACGACACCATAGTCCATACAGTTCCAGAACTGTAGGTTGGGAAGGTCCATATCGGGGTCTGGGACCTCCGGAGACGAGACAAATGCACTAATAGGTAGTTTATCATACATTGCAGCATATTCAGGTAAATACGTCTCAAAATAAAAAGTGCGTCCAGGTATCGATTTACACGATACCCAAACGCCTTTAACAAATTCACCATGACCACTTTGATGGTCAGTTAGATATTCTTTACGAACCCATACCTCTACAGAGGGTAAATTACATATAAGTGCTGCCATGATGTATTCATATAACTACACTATTTACCTTGTCCACGATACCTTTTCTTTGCCCCATTACGAGACGATGCGGCATATTTTGTGTGCTTACCATACCCTTGACGAGTTTTTTTCGGATGAGCTTCAATAAACTCTCCACCTGATAATGATTTACTTCTTGCTGCCATAACTTAATACCTCCTTAAATAACACGCATCTTTTCATGACCCACTCGAATCCGTGGATCACACCAAATCTCATACCCCATCTCTTTAGCATCTAAACAGAATGAGACATCCTCACCACACATGTCCTGAACACTCCCACTCTCAAAGACTTGCATCTTAGGTGCAAACCAGGGATATTCCATTTCCTCAAAGACTCCCTTCTTAATTAATACCCATCCAAATCCTGTATAATCAACAGTAAATGGTTTGCGTCGTTTTGAGATTGATTCGACAGTTTCGTGATTCATCACTCCACCATTTGTACGGAACTCTTCCTCTTCTAACCAATGTGCGACTGATGTTGTGACACCATCTTCAGTTGCATACCAACCTGCAGTAATGCCTCTCTCGTCACCCTCTGCTGGAACACTTAAGTCACACAACTGCCAAAACTTGTTTGTATCAAATACAATATCACTATCAATCCATAACTGATAATCATACTCTAACTTTCCATCCCATGGAATTTGATTCGGTCCTCGTAATACATTCGCACCTAAACACTTGCATCGTGCAAAGTTTACCATTGAACTATAATCTTGACTGATCTGAATACTCATTCCATTCTGTACCATATCAAAGCACAGTTGTACAAAGTTCTTCAGAAATGTAAATGAACACCCACGACCAGGTAGACAAAAAACAATCGTCTTGCCTTTCATCCTTTCCTTAATAGCCGCAATGTCCCACTCTTCTGCTTTCTTCTTGGGGGCATTTGCCTTAACAGTGAATCCTTTTGCCATAGTTTGAATTAACCTTCAATATCAATTATATCAGTATATGTATGAGATGTCAATAAGAATGTTCGTGTCCTCCAATGGGGGTTTTCACTAACTCCTCATATGACAAATCCTCAAGTTGATAATCAGTTTGCATTAAACCAACCATCCCCTTGAGGGTCTCCCATGTCTTATTAAATTGTCTCTCACTTAAATTGTTATATAAACATTCTTCCTTTGCATAGATGTGATAAACCTTTTCCATAAGAATTTTTTTGCCCGGAATTTTTTTTAGGAATATGAATTCGTCTTTCGCATTATATATCTCTCTCGATCTGTCACCTCTGTAGGTTAGGGTAGTAGGTCGTTTTTATATACGCAACGCCGACCGCAACATAACAACAACGAACCGCAATAACTGCCGATCCACTGTATCATAGCATAGGGACTAACTGATGTCAACCCCCGTGCCACTAAGTATCACATAGCAGCTTTCAGTTCTTCATAGCACAT